CGCTTGTGCTTTACTGGCAGTGGAAGAATCACTGCACCAAGGCCAACATGAGCCAAGATGAAACAAGCGCATATATTTTGGGCATGATAAAATCACGCGAATACTGCCATCTAATGACGGTTGATAAGATATGAACCTGCCCGCGCTCAAGATCACCATTGCCAAGTTTCTAAACCGTGACGACCTTACGGACATGATTCCCACGTTTATTGAACTGGCCGAGGCGCGAATTAACCGCATCATCCGAAGCCGTAACATGGAGTATCGGGTCACTGCCGTAATTGATAAGCAGTTTAGTACGTTACCGGCTGATTTCCTTGAGATGCGCAACATTCAGGTGAATAGCTCGCCGGTGACTGCCCTCGAATACGTTACACCCCAAGCGGCTGACGCATTACGTGCGAATCATGCTGCCGGTGCCTCTCGCTACTTCTCCATAGTCGGCAACCGGCTAGAGTTGATTCCAGTACCTGGCGCTGCCATCACAATCGAGATGACCTACTTTCGCAAAGTGCCATCACTGACTGATACATTGCTTGAAAACTGGCTGCTGTCCGCACACCCTGACGTTTATATCTACGGCGTACTGACACAGGCCGCTGCGTACTTACGTGATGACCCTACAATATGGGCTTCGTTCTTTGACTCTGCTGTTGATGAAATGGCAGACGACAACGTCAGGTCACAATTTCACGGCACAACGCCAGTGCAGCGGGGCGCTCGAATTGGTTAGTTACCCTGCGCCAGACACTATCGTCCCTGAGTGGGTCGGTGAGTCCTTATATTTCGAGGCCGGCTATGTTGTTGACGGCTATGTTGAAGAAAACCCTGACGGTGTGACTTGGGAGTCCGTAGAAAATGGCTGACACAACGACTACTAACCTCGGCCTTGTTAAGCCAGAGGTAGGCGCTTCCATTAACACATGGGGCGCGAAACTGAATGCGAACTTGGACATCATTGACGGGGTAGCCGCTGCTGCCCTCGCAGCATTCCTGCCCGTTCGATGCGCGTCAACTGGCCCGCTTGTGTTGTCAGGTGAGCAGACGATAGACGGTATTCTGACCAACGCTAGCCGCGTACTGGTAAAAAACCAGCTTGCGGTAGCAGATAACGGCATATATTTGACTGGCGCTGGCGCGTGGGTGCGGGCAAACGATGCGGACGCATTGACCGATATGTTGCAAGGTCGCTCGGTCAGGGTACAAAGCGGGACAACGCTAGGCACTGCACTATATTACCTAAAATCATCGGTTATCTCGCTAGGCGTAAGCGACGTGGTCTTTAGTAGCGATACGGTCGCTGAGAATATAGATACATCTGCCAATGCGGCAGTCGGCAATAATTTATCGGTCGGCAATAATGCTACAGTAGTTGCGAATATCACGGCGGGCGGAAATGTAGCTGCGGCCAATATCGCATCGTCAGCAACAACGTCAGCCGGCGCAGTGCGTGGCGATTTTACCGGAACTAAGCTGGCGCTTGGTATTGGGGCAGTTTCGGACGTTGAGACTAAAATTGAGTTTCACGCGAACAGCGGCGGCGTTGCTGACGCGCAAATAACAAGGGCTGCGGGCACAAATGGCGGGCTTAGAATCGACCAAACCGGATCTGGCCCCGTAACGCTGGGATTGCCGGGCGGGGATTTTGAACTGAGCGCACTGGCCAGCCGCCTATCGGCTGGGGACGGCTATCAAAAGCTCCCCGGAGGGCTAATCATCCAGTGGGGAGTGATTGGCGGAACTACAGACAACCCTAACGACATTGTATTCCCGACACCTTTCCCTACTTCTGCGTTCGCGGTAGTGCTTTCGCAAGGTGACACAGGTGGGCGTCATGGCTGGGTCTGGCGCATAGAAAACGGCACAACCACTCGATTTGGCGCTACGACACGATCAGACGACTGGAGTGCAGTCGGCGCCGGAGTAGCCGCATCCGCGAGCTGGATAGCTATCGGAATCTGATGAGGGTTGCACAATGCTAGTGAAGCTACAGATTCCGCCAGGGGTGTACAGCAACGGCACAGATTACCAGAGCCAAGGGCGCTGGCATGACGCGAGCCTAGTTCGCTGGCGGGCCGGGGCTATGGAGCCAATTGGCGGCTGGCTAGAACTGACTCCAAACAAGGTGACTGGAAGGCCATCTGATGTGCATCAATATCGGTCTGGCGCTGACCGTAAGCTAGTTGTCGGCACTCACACAGCCCTATGGTACGTTGCGCCAAACGGGACGCTGACAGACATAACACCTGCTGGATACACAGGTGGGCGAGAGAGTAGAGGTAATCAGTTTGGGTACGGATTAGGAACGTACGGAACGTCAGCGTTCGGCATATCGTCCCCTGACACGGCCGCAGTACAGCCGCTGACAAACTGGACGCTTGATAACTTCGGGACATTTTTAGTCGCCAGCGCAAACACTGACGGCACTCTGTATTATTGGGACGGATCAACGCCAACTGCTACGGTTATGGCCGGCGCTCCAGTCAACAACAACGCCAGCATCGTAAGCGAGGAGCGGTTTGTCTTTGCGCTTGGTGCGGGTGGAAACGATGCGCTAGTCCAATGGTCTGACCAAGAGGATTTTACGGTATGGACTCCATCATCTACCAATCAGGCCGGCGACTTTACGCTGCAAACATCCGGCGCGATTCTCTGTGGGCTCCGTATTCGCGGCCAGTTGCTTATCCTTACGACAGTTGATGCCCACACAGCGTCCTATCAGGGTGCGCCATACGTTTATGGTTTTGAGCGCATCGGTAATGGGTGCGGCGTTATTGGCCCGCAAGCTGCCACGGCTACAGACTCATTTGCTGCATGGATGGGCAGAGACGGGTTTTTCATGTTCGATGGGTATGTGAAGCCTCTGCCGTGTGACGTATTTGACAGAGTGTACTCAGACATAAATATGGTGCAGGCCGAGAAGGTTGCGGCATGGAATAACACCCTGGCCGGAGAGATTTGGTGGCTGTATCCGTCTGCCGATACTGCCGAATGTAACCGATACATAGCGTGGAACTACCGTGAGAATACATGGGCGATCGGCGCAATAGACCGCACTTGTGGCAGTGACGAGGGCGTTTACGATAACCCAATCATGGTTAGCTCTGACGGCACGATTTACTCACACGAGATCGGCTACAACTACGATGGGCAAATCCCATTTGCCGAGTCCGGCCCTGTTGAACTTGGGAGCGGGGATGCTGTTTACATGGCCAAGCATCTATACCCTGACGAGAAAACGCAAGGGGATGTGTCCGCCACGTTTAAGACTCGATTCTATCCAAATGGCCCAGAGTCTACGCATGGCCCGTATTCGATGGCGGCACCGACATCCATCAGGTTTACTGGCCGACAGGTGTCCATGCGGATTGAGTCGGCACGCAATACAGATTGGCGCTTTGGTATTCCTCGGCTTGATGTAACTCCAGGGGGGACGCGATGAGACTGCCAAGGCCAAAGAATAACGACAAGGACATGACTGAGATGGCCCGCCAAATTGAGCAGGCCGACAGCATGAATTACAAGCGTGACCGAGACGTTGAAATGAGTAATAATAGGCTCATTCTGACCAGCCCGAATGGGAGTCGGTACGCTTTAACGGTAGACAATGCCGGCGTAATCGGCACTACAGCATTGTGAGGGTGGTATGGGATTTGGATTCAGTTTCGGAAGTGAGAAAGCAAAGACAAGTAGCAATACTCAAATCGATGCAGAGCTAAAGCCGCTTCGCTCGAATGTGCTTGGGCAGGCGATGGGGCTTGCTAATCAGCCTATCCAGCAGTTTCAAGGCGACCGTGTTGCGGGGTTCGATCCAAACCAAACAGCCGCTATGGGAGCTATGGGTGGTCTTGGCGCTAATGGGCTGCCACTTGCTCAAAAGGGCTTCAATATCCTTGGCGGCATCGGCACAGCAGACCAGCGCATGGGTGCATATCAGAACCCCTACACAGATCAGGTCATTGACCGTTCGATGCAGGACATTGAGCGTCAGCGCCAGCAAGCACTATCAAAGACGGCAGGGCAGGCAATCGGTGCAAAGGCGTTTGGCGGCGCTCGGCAGGCTGTAGCGGACTCGTTAACGAATGAGGCATACGCTCGTCAGTTTGGCGATGCTGCGGCCAACCTGCGCTATCAGGGGTTCAATACGGCCCTTGGCGCTGCTCAGCAGGACGTTACACAACAGCAGTCACTTGGTCAGGCATTAAGCCAAGCCGGGTACGGTGCGATTGAAGGCCAAATGAATGCAGGCCAGCAACAGCAGGCCATGCAGCAAATGCTGATTGATTCGGCTCGTGAGAAGTTTGACGAGCCTCGCAATCAGCAGATGCAGAAACTTGATTTCCTGACCGGCATCCTGAGCGGACTACCACAGGGGCAGTCCAGCACTGGTAGAACGACAGGGAAGACGGCAGGATTAAACATGGCTGGGGAGATGAAATAATGCTCCCGCTCCTATTAGCAGCACTTCAAGGCGGTGGCGGACTACTTGCATCGGCAGGCGGGGCTGGCGGACTACTACAGGGTGCTGGATCAGGTATTGCGTCGAGCATGAACTTCCCGTTCCTGCAAGGTGCCGCACCAATGGCACCGACGCAGATGATGGGGACGGCTCCAATCCCCGATGCTCCGACATTTAGCGGCAGTAGCGGGATTGGTGCGCCAAAGCAATCGGCACCGTTACCGCCTATCGAGTACGCAAGTCCTGCACAGATTCAACACATCCAGATTGGCGGCAAGTACAAGCGCAGATTTTGAGAGGGTACACAATGAACTTAAACAGAATCGGCTTGTTGGATGACGAGGAAAACCCCCTAGTTGACCCGCAATCGGCACTAGCGCAATACCAGCCGCAACAGGTAGCAACGGCACCACAAAAGCCGCAAGGCATCTCGCTATTGCAGCGGCTTGGCATGGCGTTCATCCCTGAAACGATGGGCGCTATCAGCAATGCCAAAGCACAGCAGGCGGCTCCGGTAGACGGCGGCTACGAAGCCCTAGCAGAGTATTGGGCCAAGCAGGGTAATCCTGAGAAGGCTAAGCAATATATGGGGCTTGCCAATCCAGTTCTTGAAAGATCAAACTCGGCATTATCTAGCCGTGTTGCGGTAAATCCAGCGACAGGAAAGCCAGAGCTGGTAATACTAATGCGAGACGGATCAACTCAGTTCACGGGTATTGAGCCAACAGCAAAAGAAAAGAGTGACGCTGGATACACAGAAGAAGGGCTTCCACTTACTGAAACGAAACCCGGAAAGCTGCCAGTCGGCTATTTCTGGAACCCTATAACTAATTCTGCTGAACGCATTCCTGGATTACCAATAAAACCTGAACAGCAACCGGCAGCGCCTAAGCCTAAGCCTAAGCCTAAGCCTAAGCCAGCAACAATATCGGAGCTGACAGGGTTGTCAAAAAGCTTTTCTCAGGAAACAAAGGACGACAGCGATGTAGCCGGGTCGTGGCGAACGCTTCATTCAAACGCTGCGCTTGGAACGCCTGCGGGCGATATTGCCGTAATCTATGCGTACATGAAGCTACAAGATCCTACGTCAGTTGTGCGAGAGGGTGAGTTTGCAACAGCGCAGAATGCAGGGGGAATACACGAAACTATCCGAGCACGATTAAACCAAGCGATTGGTACTGGTCGATTGACTCCACAGCTTCGGTCTGAGATTCTCGGGTCTGCAAAAGCAACGCTTAACTCGCGCAGAAGTCAGTTTTCTGCAAAGCAAGACCGCTTCACAAAGCTGGCTAAGTCGAAAGGGATTGACCCAGAATTAGTTATTGGGAACCCGTACGCGGACTTGCCGGGGTTTGATAAGCCGGCGACTAGCGTAGAAACAATAGACGATAGACGTAAGCGGCTTGGGCTTCCTCCGTCACGCGCTAAAGGAGCGGGTAAATGAGCCAAGATAACCTTTCGCGTATTGATAGCGACATTGATACGGCTCTGGCTAACGGGGCAACTGACGACGACATAGCTGCCATCCTTTCTGATGAAGGGTACTCCTTTGAGTCTTATCAGAAAGCACACGGGACTGCTATTTCCCCGTCCACTACGCAACCAACAGCAGAAGACCGCTCGTTTCTCGCTGATTTTGGTGGCCAGTTAAAGCGAAATTACAATGTAGGCGCAAAGAACATTGGCGAAGCCATGCCATTCCTTGATACGCTCGGGCAACGGCTAGGACTTTCGTCCTCTGCCGATATTAAAATACCGAGAGATCAAAATGGATATTCAGGTGGGAAACTTGCTGCTGATATTGCTTCTGGCATCGTCTTACCTAGCGGCAAGTCGCTATTAGCAAATGCGCTTTATGGCGCAGCTACAGGGGCGCTGCTATCAGAAAACGACCAAGCAACAGGGGCGTTGGTCGGGGCCGCTGTACCAACTGCAATTCGAGGCATTGGCAAGGCGGCAATAGGAGCTGAACTAGAGCCAGCCCAAAAGCTGTTGCAGTCGTACGGGGTTCCAATGACCCCGGGGCAGCTATTGGGCGGCGGAGTTGGCCGCGCAGAAGAAGCACTAGGGTCTACGGTTTTTGTAGGCGATGCAGTTAATGCTGCTCGGCGGCGTGGAGTCGAAGGACTGAACAAGTCTGTCGCCACTCGCACACTTGAGCCTATCGGCGCACTCCCAACACAAGTCGGTCGAGCAGGCGTGCAAGAAGCCAAGGATATTATTGGCGGACACTACAATACGCTTCTGCCAAACCTTACATTCTCGGTTGATTCTCAGCTATCCAATGCGGCCAATGGCATCAGAGCAAACCTAGCAACTGGCGCGGGGGGGCAAAAGGCTGACGAGATATTTAAGCGTCTTGTGTCCGAGAATGTAGTCCCTCGCATAAGCAATGGCCCAATTGACGGGGTGACGTATCAGGCAGTGGTTAGCGACATGGGCGGATTAGCCAGCACGCTAATGAAAAGCACAGACACTGCTGAGCGTGAGGCTGGACGAGCACTATCCATGCTTAAAGGTGAGATGTCTCAGGCGCTAGAGCGATCAAATCCAGCTAATGCGAAGGAACTGAGCGCCATCAATAAAGCCTACGCACAATACAAGATCCTATCGGGCGCATCAAAGCGAGCATCTGAAGCGGATGACGGTATATTCACGCCTGCACAACTTCGGGCATCTGTTAAGGAAGCAGACCGAACGATGGGGAAGGACGCATTCGCAAGAGGGGGGGCAAGGATGCAGGACTTGGCGGCAGCAGGTGAGAAGGTGCTTGGTAATAAGCTGCCAGACTCTGGGACTGCGACACGTGCAGCGGCGCAATGGTTGCTAGGTGTTGGAGGCGGTGGAATCGGAGCAATAAGCCCTGGTCTAGCAGTTGGTGCGGCGGCTATCCCGTCCATATATAGCCCTGTCGGAATAGCTGCAATGACAAAGATGATTGCCGGACAGCGACCTGAAATAATGAGATCGCTTGGCAGGGCGACACAAGACCGCGCACTGCAAGCAACTCCCGTAATGCTCCAAGGCTTAATAAACGATTAAGGAACAAAAATGGCCACGATAACGCTGCGCGCTACAAAGGGACAGCCGCTAACCCACGCCGAGGTAGATGGTAATTTTACGGCGCTGAACGATGCTGTAATCGCAACAGATGCGACCGCTGCGGCGCTGTCTGCAACGATTGGCCAGCC